GCCATTAGGTTAGGCATAGCACGACGAACCAAACCGATTAAGATTGGGTCATACTTGTCAATACCGGCGGTTGCGCTAATGTTGTTTGCTGGAGTCTCGAACAATGCTTGACGCTCTTCACGTAAAGATTTTTCTTGGTTCTCTAACAATACAGCAGTAACTTGACGCTTGTAGTTGTCCTTGATTTGTGGCAGGTCTGGATGATCCAGAATGGCTGACCACTTTTGCTGAATATTCTCTGATAAAAACATTTAATGTCTCCTTGTTGGTAACTGTTTGAACTTATAGTTATTTATAAGTTATGTTCTTTTGATTGATCTTGATAAGGCTTGTGCATAAGTCGAAACAACGTCGTTGCCTGAATAAACTTCAGTCGGTGCGGTTTCTTCTATAAGCGCTTGCTTTGCTGATTCTTTTGTTACAATAGCGTCGCGTGGGAAATAATTTTCTTTAATAACAGATACTTTTTCCTTGTAAAAATCTGCATTATCGAACTCTACACCCTCTAGAAGTTTTGCTAATTTGCTAGCCTCAGTATCTGCAAGATCTTTAGACATTTCCTTAATAATAAGTTTCTTTCTAAGATCTGTTACTTCGGTATTCAAATTAACATTGTTTTCCAACTGACCGTTAAGTCCTTCTTCCAGCTCTGTTACTTTGTCTTGCAATTCACTAATTACATCATATTTTTCCTCGGGCACTTCAATGTAGTGTTCTTTGAATAGAGCCTTTAGACCTGACATGAAGTCTTCGGCGATTTCCGAACGAAGACCACTCTCGACAGCCAATTTATTTTCTTCTAAGTAATTCTCAACAACATAGTTGAGATAAGCGTCAATCTTTTCTACAACGCCTTCTTTGTATTCTGTAAATTCTTCAGCATATTTTTCTTCCAATGCTTCTGATACTTTTTCCATTTCGTTATTAACGCGAGCAATAACTGCTGCTTCAAAAATGGATGTTGCCTTTTCTCTAAAGTCTTCTGACAAATCATCCCCAAAGATTGGAGAAAGATCAATAGGTTCAACAATAGTTTCTGTTGACTCTTCTTCCTGATTCTCTATTTCCTCTTCTTCAGCCACAACTTCAAGATTTTCATCTTCAGCTTCTTCTTCATGAATGCCTGTATTCTGAGGAATTTGGCTTAGATCTTTTACTGTTGTGAAATTTGGTGCTTGACCAACAGGACCTTTCATTGCAATAGTATTTTTGGAAATACCTTTTGCAGTAATTGCTCCTTGGTTAACAGCAGTTTCCTCACGATCTTCGTGAGAAGCGTCCTGTGAATCGCCTTGTCTTGGCTGACTACTATCGCCAGAGTTGGCAGCTTTAATTGTGGAATCTTTTTGCTTGGTAGGAACCATAGGACCAGCTTCTTCTTCAATAACTGAAGTTTTTGCTGTTACTTTTTCTAGCAATTCCTTAACTTTACTTTCTACTGACATTAGTGTCTCCTAAATGTATTGATGTTCTTCAATTGATATTTATAATTCTAGTTACCTAGACAATTGATTAACAAATTGTTCAAATATTTTTAACTTAACTTCATCCAAGTTTTTCTTAGATGTAGCCCTTATTTGCTTTTGCGCCGCCTCAATGTGGACTGCTTTCCAAACACCATTCTCTAATATCCATTCTGCCGATTCCATAATGCCTTGAACAAAAGCTTCTGGTGCGGATGGATCAGCCACAATATCAACGGTTGCTAGATGAAAGTCATCCTGCACTTCGTTAATTCCATTTGAGTTCATTTTTAACGATCCTAGCCCTCTAGTCGATACGCCTAACCGAACCTCATTTTCTATTAAATTTCTTGCAATAACACCCATCGGCGTTTCTAAAATTTTTGCTCTACCCATCACATCTTTGCCTTCCATCTTTAGGCTAGTGATTAGATGAGAAACCTGATGCAGATTGATAGAAGGATTCTCAGGATGGCCGAGTTCTCCGAGAGATCTTTTTTGTCCGATTAAATCCTGATACTTACCAACTTCTCTTTCCATGATATTTTTACCATAAGAACGATTGTTTTTATTTGCAGTATCGGATTGTGCAAAAATTCCTTCGATGTAGACATTCTTGCCGCCGCCTTCTTTGGCTTCAACTAGATAGTTTAAATCCTGTGCTACTTCTTTAATTAATCTCATAATTGTTCTCTTAACGTCTATTTGCTTGTAAATCTTGGGCAATAAAACCTGCAGGCTTAGATAAAGTCATAAACAATGTTGCGCCAGCCGCGGGCATCGTTACGTAGATATTTGAACTGGCATTTGTAGTATCTGATATACCATATTCTTGAGATAGTCCCCAATTATCTGAACTATATAACATATAAACATTAGCTGCAGCAGTTTGCGGTCTCTTGATAACAATAGGTGCAAAAGATACATCAGATGCAGACCAAACTAAGTTTGTAATAGGTACATTTAAATTAGCTTGTACATCTATAGTATCAGATGATATTGCTAAATTGGGCAAATCTATATTAGTAGAACCATCTCCTACAATTTTAATTATAGTTTGTTGCTTGGTATTTTTAAGTATGGTTGTTGTTATTGGCATTTTATTCTCTTATTTAGAAGTGGGCTTCTTGCCTGTTTGTGGCACGCCCATCTTCTTTTGTAAGTTCTTTAATTGATCTTGATCTGAACCGCCAGTTAACGCTTTGCCAACTTTCTTAGCAACAGACTTAACAGTATCCATTACGGCTTCATCATATTTGTTATATTTGTCTCTGACTTTATCTAGATCTTTGCCTTCTTTGCCAGCTTTAGCCAAAGCTTGCATACCTTCTTTACCATATTTTTCGTGGCCTTTGGCAGCACGACTCATGGTTTTTTCTTCCAAATATTTTTCTCGAAGTTCTTTAAATTTCTTCATGTTCTTCTTGTCCTTGTTCTCTGCCTATATTAGATGCAAGTTCCATTTTTTTAGTATCCAACGCATCAGTAATCTTTGTTGCCATGATTTCATTAAATTTTTCCATAGCATCAGTTTGCTGATTATTAATAATACTATCTACCATGTGATGAATGACTGTTGATTCCATAATTTTTCCTTTACATTATTTATTGCTGTGGCGGCTGCTGTTGATCTTGTCCTGGCGGAAGTTGATTTGGCGGCATACCCGGCATACCAATTTGCGGCGGTGGAGGTTCAGCTTCTATCTGAGTCTTCATTGCTGCAATTTCTTTTTCCGACATTCTTAGTATATTTTTCATAACATAATCTTGACTGTAATATGCACCAACGAAAGGTTGAATTTGCATTAACAAATCAATTCTGTTTCTCATATTCTCAGCATCTTTCATTTCTTCAAAATACTGATCCTGTGTATATCTATATTGGATTTTATCCTTTATAGTAGTCCAGTCTTTATCAGTCAATACACCTTTTAGTAATAATTGCGTTCTTAATAAATCGGTAAACAATTCATTAAACTTCTTTCGCAATCTACCAACAAACTTTGCAAATTTCAACTCATCTCTAGTTATCTCAGTCGCCCTACCAAACGAGATACCTGTCTGCGGTTGCATTCTTGACAAAGGGACATTCAATGCCTGATATAATTTAGTTTGAAAATAATTTACATCTTCAATCTGACCAAGATTCTCCCCGCCTGCCAATGTATCAATTTCTGTACCTCTGCCACCTTCTCTTCTAGGTAACCAAAAGTCCTCAAGTGTAGACATCATCTTACGATCGTCTCTAATCTCACCTGTGCTTGAATCGTACACAATTTTATTTCTATACCGAGCCATAATATCCTTTAGATATTGCTCAGCTTTTAACTTAGGTAAATTACCCACGTCAATATAAAATATTCTTCTCTCCGGTGCTCTAGCTATTCTGTAAATAACTAATGCATCTTCCATCATCTTTAATTGGTTAACAGGCTTAATCGCCCTGTGTAAATGACCAATTACAATATTCTTATCATAATCCAACATCCCAGATGGCACGAAACAAATTGCATCTGTGTTTATTCTAATACCTTGATTCGCAGTACTGGAATATGTTGGGTTATATGTTAGCCCTTTATCATTATAAACGAAAAATTCATCAACAGATTTAATTAAATCAACGCCTGTATCTCTGTCTTTTTCTTTTTTAATCTCACGTAATTTTTTAATTTTTCTAGGATCAATTTGAATAAGCTCTAAAACACCTCTTCTTGGGTTTTGCGTATCTATGATCTTTTGAAAATACAATCTTCCATCTACATACCAACGTCTAAAGATATCATATCCTTTGTCGTTGAAATCTAACAACTGTAATATTGTATCAAATTCTTTTTCAATAGTATCCTTGATATCATCTGGGATATCAAGCTGATCCAAATTTACTTTAACGATCGCTTCGTCATCAATTGCTGCGATTGCCTCAGTTAAAATCTCATCAATAGCTGCGGTAGTATCCGGGTATAATGCTGCTTCTCTATAACGAGTAATCAGCTCATACTCAGACTTTGTAGTTGCATCTAAGTCAACATACGTACCAAAATAACCGCCTGCTTGTACTGTAGATGCGCCGTCATCCAATATCGGTGTAGCGAATCCCTGTTTGTTCTTCGTTATCGGTTGATCATCTGCATCATCACGACCAAAGGTAAAGCCAAATAGCTTAACTGCCATAATTTAAACTTTCTAAAATATTAATTACCGAGAACTGCACCTGTACCTGCTACTGCGTTCAATGCAGCTGATGCGGGTGTAGTAATAATATCAAATGTCTGATATTGAAATGTTGCACCAAATGTTGAAATTTGATCATTGCTACCAAAATCTAATTGTACGGGTCCTATTTCCACAGGAAAGGCATCTCTTAATTTATATTGTCTTAAAGTGTCACCGTTACGATCCAATTGGTAAATATCGATTATAGATTGATATCTTTGTGGGCTTTGTTCGCCCGCTTTGGTAATTCTATTTTCAATATAATTCATCCAATTTTCTAATGCGTTTCTGATAGTAAAATTATTGTCGTTAATTATAGAAC